GTGTCTATAGCAGCGTTGCCGATCATAGCGTCAGCTATAAATACTGTGCCACTGCTTACAATAAAAGGTGCGGTAGCACTACTACCGTTGAAGATAGCAAACTTGTCTGCTTGGAAAGCTACTTGTGATGCAGTACCACCAGCTGAAGCATCCGCTTCTATAACCATACCTGCAACAGAACCATTGGCCGCTACTTGTAAAACAAACGATGCTTGGGCGTTGCCTTCTAGGTCAGACTGCACGTTAGCTAGCTGTGCTATACCTGCATACGCACCAAGTATATTGTTTTCTGTTGCAGTATAGTTACCAAAGGTTGTAGTACTTGTAGCAGCATCTCCTGTAACTGTAATAGTCAAAGAAGTTGTACTAACCACACTTTGTATTTTGTGCGTCTTGTTTAGTTGTGTAGTAGTTATGCCACCTACTGCTGTAGCACCGACCAAGGTTATATAAGCACCAGAGGTTACATCATCAGAAGTTATACCATGAGCGGACGTGGTTGTAGTACCAGCGCTGTTGGTCATAGTTTGTATGGTAACTGTCTTACTAGTATTGGTTGTCTTTAAACGTACACCAAACTCTTTACCTACCTGTGATTCCAATGCTGTGATGCTGTTAGCATTAGATGTTATGTTACCAGCGTTGGTACTTACATTACCATTGGTAGTAGTAAAAGCATTAGCTATTGCACCACTACCACTGAACCCACTTACGATAGCCTGTAGCGCTGTTATGTTACCAGCGTTCGTGGATATATCACCTGTGTTAGTTGCTACCGTACCCGTAGTTAAATTGTTTAAGGCTGTAGCAGTAGCGGCTACACCAGTGGTTGGGTTGTTTACGGTGGACTGCAAAGCTGCTATATCACTAGCATTCGTGGCTATGTCACCAGTGTTAGTTGCAACCGTACCAGTTGTTAAATTATTTAAAGCTGTAGCTGTTGCCGCTACACCAGTGGACGGGTTGTTTACTGTACTTTGTAAAGCTGCTATATCGCTAGCATTCGTAGCTATGTTTCCTGTATTAGTTGCTACTGTGCCAGTTGTTAAATTATTTAAAGCCGTAGAAGTAGCGGCTACACCAGTAGACGGATTGTTTACTGTTGCTTCTAATGCTGATATATCACTAGCGTTTGTCGATATATCACCTTCATTGGCTGTTACTCTAGTATCTAAAGCACCAATCGCAGAAGCACTAGCGGCTACACCCGTAGTTGGGTGATTTACTGTACTCTGTAAAGCAGAGATGTCACTAGCATTAGTGGATATGTTTCCTGTATTAGTTGCTACTGTACCTGTAGTTAAATTGTTTAGGGCAGTAGAAGTAGCTGCTACACCAGTCGATGGGTTGTTTACTGTTGCTTCTAGTGCTGATATGTCACTAGAATTAGTAGATATGTCGCCTTCGTTAGCTGTTACTCTAGTATCTAAAGCGCTAATTGCAGAAGCACTAGCTGCTACACCAGTTGATGGGTTGTTTACTGTACTTTGTAAAGCCGATATGTCACTAGCGTTTGTAGCTATGTTGCCAGTGTTTGTTGCTACTGTACCTGTTTCCAATGCATTTAGAGCAGTAGAAGTGGCCGCAACACCAGTGGTTGGATGGTTTACTGTACTTTGTAGAGCCGCTATATCACTAGCGTTAGTAGCTATATTCCCAGTGTTTGTTGCTACTGTACCTGTCGTTAAGTTATTCAAAGCAGTAGAGGTGGCCGCAACGCCAGTTGATGGATGGTTTACTGTAGATTCTAAAGCTGCTATGTCGCTAGCGTTAGTAGCTATATTGCCAGTGTTTGTTGCTACTGTACCTGTTGTTAAGTTATTTAAAGCGGTAGAGGTTGCTGCAACACCAGTTGATGGGTGATTTACTGTAGTCTCTAATGCAGTTATATCACTAGAGTTTGTAGTAGTAGCGTTCTCTGTGTTAGTTACTCTAGTAGTCAAGTTGGATAAAGCACTAGCGGTAGCTGCTACTCCAGTTGTGCCGTCATTTACTGTATTCTCTAAGTCTGTAATCGCACTAGCTTGACTGGTATTGGTAGAGTTTATAGTAAGAATAGAACTTTGAGCACTGGCCATAGCAGTGGTTAGATCGGACCCGGTGAAACTAGCAGATCCTATTGTTGACACGAGACTTGAATCTCTAGCTTTCTCCCAACCATTGTTAGAACTGTTACGTACATAGGCTTGGTTGTTATCATCTGTGTCTATCCAGATATCATGTGCCTGTAAAGCAGAACCATCATCTCTAGTAGTAGGTGCGCTAGTGCTTTGTATAACCTGGGTAGCTCCTGTTACTGCATTGTTAGCACTTGTCTGTGCGTTACTAGCGGCAGTAGCCGCAGAGTTAGCTGTTGCTTGTGCATTGTTAGCTGCAGTCTGTGCATTGTTAGCTAATGTTTGGGCTGTGTTTGCTGCGGTCTGCGCAGTCTCTGTAGCTGTATCTAGCGTACCTAAAGCACTAGCAAGAGAAGAACTTACGCCGTCTACGTTTACAGTAATGTCATTCTGTAAAGTAGTAAAGCCAGGCATGTTACTTATCTCTTCTGATAAGGTAGTCATAACTGCTGACACGTTTGCAGCTGTAGTAGCTTCTTCTCCCTGCGTTTTATTAAATGGACCACTTATATTGGAAGTACTTACAAACTTTATCCAATAGTAATGAGTGGTGGCATAACCAACCTCGTCCGTGTATACGCTACCGCCCGTTGTAGCCACACGCACGGCACCCCCTAAGTTGTTATCTTGTGATCTCCATATCTCTGTAAAAGCATGGTTGCCATAGGGTGGTTCATTCCAATCAAGTATGACGGCTGTAAAAACACCTGATGCAGATAGACCTGTAGGTGCTGGTGGTATAGTTAAATCACCTGGGTCACCATCATCGCCTGGGGGCAGTATGTCACTAGTTTGACTGCCTTTGTTTTTTATCTTTACGATACCAGAATCAGAAAGTTCTCTAAGAGTTATAGCTCTATCTAAAGGATCACCACGTTGCCCAAGCCTAATTTCTAAAGCTTCTTTTATAGTATCTAAGGCAAGTTTAAGTTCTCTATCTGTTTTAGGTGGTATGTTTTTTATAGCAGGAACTTTTGTACCTTTGGTACTCATCTTACGCGCTCCTTAGTTCGTCTAGGTTATCCCCTATAGCTACCTCATGTACAACGTTTGAACTTTCTACCTCTACAGCATACGTATTGTGCATGCTAGCAGGCAGTCTAACTATAGGTTCTGTTATATCTGTAGCACTAAAACTAGGAGTTGTACCAGTTACACTAAATATACTACCACTAGTAGAAATAGTAGCGTTGTATATTAGACTACCATCTCCGTACACTTTTACAGTAACCGGGAACGCTTCTGCACGTACCGCTAGGAACGCCATACTCAAAGTTTTAGGTGTAACAAACTCTTTTGATTTCCAATTGTAAGTTAAGCTAGTGCCACCGCCCTGAAACTTTTTAATCTGGTTGCCTATGATTTTATAGAGTTGGTTGTCATCAGGGTCTGTATATAAACCTCGAACTAGTGCACTTGCATCTAAGTTTACAAAAGCATTAGCTCCGCCCCTAGGGTCAAAAACAAAGCCACCAAAACCAGAACCAGTGTTATAAAAACCTACGTACCTACCTTCCCACATACTAGCGACAATAGTAGAAGGGTAGTATGACGCTTGCCATTGCTCTGGTGTTATTATCTGTTCTGTTAGTATTTGTACACTTGCACCTGTTACAGCTACTAGACCATCAGGACTAGCGTAAATGACATATGGCCCCATGTCGACCATAGACCTTTTGTTTAAACAAGCTTGTCCTGCCTCAATACGAATAGCCTGCATACCTGATGGGTCAGTACCAGCAATTAAATATGGTGTGCCTTTAGTTCCTACGACAACACCATTTGCTCCTGCGGCCATGCCTACAACTTCTTCGTCTAATGAGATCCTATAAGAGACAGGCCAAGCGTGTGGTAAAAAAGGTTCTGAAAAGCACACACGCTTGCCAGTGAAACCAGCGAAGACACCATTGGGTAACGAGGTTAAACCCTTCATTGGTCCTTCAGGATACAAAGCGGTATCATCGTCTGGTGGTGCAATATGAAAAGTAGATGTAATAATTTCAGCTAGGTCAGCGTTAGAAGAAGAGTCTACAAAGTCAGCAGTAGCTAAAGGTACCTCTCCTACAAACTGAAAGTCTGAAGTATTAGAACCTGTGTTTGATCTATATATACGTTTCTTTGCTCCTGTACCAAAGTTTACATTTGATTTAGTAGTACTAGTCTCCATCTGTGTTACGTTCACAGTCATGTTGTCATCTGTAGTAATTACAGTAGAGGCAGGAGAAGGTGGACCTTCTTCCCCATATGCAGATACAAAGGTATAGACATAAGAGGTTTCGTAGTCTAGTTCCGCTTCTGAGTTATCACCAAACCTTGCACCATTTGCCACACTAGGGCTGTCGCCACTACTAGTCGCTGCGGCTGATAAATCTATTGTAAGACTACTACTAGTAGGGACAGTTTTTATTTTATAAGTACCATTTATGTTTTCAGCAGTAACACCATTAGATGTAGAGAAACCTACTAAGACTACAAATTCTCCTACACTAGCTCCATGTGCAGTCAACGTACCACTAGTTTTTGTTGTAACAGTTACTGTAGAAGACTCATTAGTAAATGTAATGATCCCATCAAGGTTATTTGTAGGCACAACTGCTACAGTTGGGGCAGCTGTTGGAGCTGGTATACCTAATCTAAAACCAGCATTAGGATAAATAGAACCACCTATAACGTCTGTATTTCTGCCCATCTTAGGAAAAGATTGACCTGACCAATATATTGTATCGTTGTTGTCCCCTGGTAACGGACCTCTTTGTACATTTACATCTTCATCAAACTGCAACCAGTTATCAGTAGTATATTCAAAGATAGTTTGTCTACTACTATTGGATAAAGTAGTCACTCCAGACTTAGGATTGACTACAGAGTCTGTTTTAAAACCTTTTAGGTTGCCACTTTCTAGATTTACGTCAGTTGCGTTTTGTGCTAATTGATCTGCTAACAAACGGGCAGAGACACGAGGGGCTATGCCTCCGAATAGTTTAAGATTAAAAGTAGCCATTTTTTCATTATACAGTATTCAGAACTGATTCTTGCAGTTCTCGACTCCTTCTTCCAACTTGTTTAAACCATCTGCTGTCTTCCATTTCAGCAGCCATTCTTTTCCAGTCATGCGCTCTACACGCTTCTAGCATATTTCTAAACTTAGATAACCTCGTGCCACCTAAGTTAAAACACATGTTAACAAGCACGTGTTGTATATTTTCGGGTAAATTGTAAAACGCTTCTTCTGTACCAAACACGTGTACTGCTTCTGCTAAGTGTTTGTTAAAATCATCTTCATAGTACATGTCTACAACTTCTTGACTTACTTCTGTGCCTATCTCCCAATCATACTCTGGGTCGCTAGGTTGACACAGGTGTCCCACTCCTAAAGTTTTGTAGCCTAAGCTATCCTCATATATCTCTAGGACTTCACCTTCGTGTCTTTTTATTTCTGCCTTGCACTGTTCTATATTCATGGTTTTATTATGCCTGCGTCTTTTACAGGTTTTACATTATCTTCTACCATAAATACTTTAAGCTCTTGTACTACTGACTTCTGAGCTGCTTCTATTTTTCTTAAATTAAAATCTGCATCTTGCCACTCACCCTGTAGTCTAACAAGCATATTGAATTGATGAGCTACTCGCTCTGTCATTTTAGATATATCGTATTGTTTGCCGTCAAAGTTGATTACTTGCGGTAGTTCTTTCTTCCCCATAGTTACCTCCTGTTAGGAAAATATTCTGTCTACGCCACTCATGCCTATGATAAGCACGTAAAGACCAACGATGTACTTAGTATACTTTGCATCCATTGCATCAAACTTAGCATCACCTTTGTCTAGTCTTTTTTCTATACCAACAACTTGGCTTTCTACCTTTGCTAGTGTTTCTTTTGTTGTAGCCATAGACAGATTATAGGCCAAAAAGTGCTGTAACACCAAATGATACGCCCATAAGCATAAGTAATATTTTTACAGGTAATAAAAATATAAAGAAGACTCTAGCTACTTTACGTTTTTTAGATATTTTTGACCAGGGTGGTAGCCCTGGTGGATTTAATAAATTCATTATTCAAACTCCACTGTAAAAGGAAAATTCATCGCAGGTCCAGTTACTCCACTGAAACCGCCAAAACTTAATTGCCACTTTTCTTGGTTATTATTAATATTACCATTATAAGTAAAATCACTTCTATTAAACGTTAATGTAAAATTGTATATGTTTCCAAATATACCATTTATGTATAAAGCTCTGTGGTGTACTTTAGTCCAGTTAGTAGCGCCACTAGCACCATCTGTTATTATAAAATACGTACCACCTCCAAGACCTCCACTACTTCTAACACCATAGCCAGTAAGGTCACAACCACTAGGAAAACTAGCTACGTTAGTTAAATCGATTCCAGTTTGTCCACCTTGGGCACCTAAACCAAAATGGCCCACAGCTGCACTTGCCTGATTACTAATGTTTATATGGTCATAAGCAGCAAGAGTAAACGCTCCAGCAACAGTAGTGTTTGTTGCTCCTTTAGTTGATCCAGTAGAAAAAGTTCTAGTACCTGGTGTAAATCCAGCAGTGCCACCAAAATCTTGTGCTTGCATGGTTTGCGAACCAGCTGTGGTAATAATATTACTAGACTGGTTAGCCCTAGGCGTCATTCTTTTATAATCGTTCCATGCAACGTTGCTGTTAGACTTAGCACTAACCCCCTGCTCTGGTGTACGATATTCTGCAGCTATTTCGGCTGCATCTATATTGGAAGTGTTATCTATAAACCCAGACACTAGTAATACTCCATCTTATATTTTTCATATGTTTCACTATACTCAGATTTTACTCC